ACATCTCCAGCGCCATCAGGTTTAAAAAATATACTAGTGTATATAGTTTCATATGTAGCTTTATCTGGTTTAATACAAAACTTGTATCTCGTAGCCCAGACAGGTGCTATTTGTGCAGGTGGCCCTCCAGGTTGACCGCCAGGTATATTTACCTGTATTTTGTTTATGAGGTCAGAATTACCACACGGCACATGAATAGTGTTGGTTGGGCTGACTAAAGCAGTAGATGATCTATTAAATTCATCCATGTATATTATTCCTATTTCATAACCTCGATTACTATGTAAACTAAAATTACTTGTTGAGCTAGAGAATGAAACTTCGGTGCTTATAAATTGATAATATTCGACTATAACATTAAATGTGTCTACATATTTCATAGCTATCGGTTGAATACCAATAGTATTCTGAGAGCTTGTATCTGCGAATATTCGTATAGGTTCATTAAAAGATGAAACACCACTTTGATTTTTAGTATATGGAGATAATGTGGTGGCAAGAGCACAGTTTATAACATCAGTTAAAGTAGTGCCATCACACGCAGTAGATACGGGTTGTATGTTAGACGCTGTTCCCATTTTAGCTTGAAAATCCGCGTCTTGAGACAAATCATAAGCTGTATCATAATCTTGTAGCAGAGTGTAATCAAAATCTATAGTCACATTACTGTTTATGTCAGAAGGAAAAGGAGAGCTGCCGCTAAATGCAGAGTGACTTAGGGTAAATCCAATATTTATAGATGAGCCTTTTACGAGCTCAACACCCTCAAAATCCATAGTCAATACCCCTGCGGGCACTGTTATATTTCCAGATAAAGTAAATGTAGCTTCACTCAATGATGTCTTTTCATCTAAACTATTATCTTCAACAACCTCTGTGAGTAGAGTTGTGTTATATGTAAAATTTGTTGCTCTGCCAAATGAATCTTTTAAATCATACCCTTCAAAGTAGTTACCATAAACGAGCCTGTTGCCCATTATTGTTTGTGCTTGTGCCTGCAAGGGTACGTTGTCGTAAGTTCTTAGTATTTCAAATTCAGGAAGAACGGTGAATATTTTTTGATTGTCAAAAGTAAAAACGAAATCTGTGTTGTCACCGATACCTTCTGTGTCTTTATTAAACTTTTCAATGACTTTAATTGTATTGTCAGTCATTTCTTTAAACAATAATTCAAAACCAACCACCAAACTATCACCCGTATTTATAGTAATATCTACAGCATTAGTTGTGTTTACCATTCCTTCGTTTAAAAAACTATCAAAGTCAAAGGAAAAACTTGAGGTTGTAAAAGCAGGAGGGCTAAACTGTGAAACAGCCGAGAACTCTCCGTTTTGATATTGGTATCTGTAAGCAAAGCAAACAAACTTGTCTTCTAAAAAAGTGTTTTCAGAGTTGCTTAATTGTTTATTGAAAATAGTAGGAGCTGCTAAAGGTGGTTTTTTTATCACCAATAAACTTTCTGCGCTAAATTGATCTATATAAGGCATATTATAAAGTTAAAGTATAAGTTACACCATCTACTAATGTCAATCCTTGTAAAACCACAGTACCTGTTGATTCTGGATTTTGAGAAAACCCGCTATCGTCTACTTGATTTATAGCTTCATTCCTAAAATTACAACTATAAGTTCCGCTACTTCCATCAGACCCTGTAATATTACCAGCTATATTACCGCTTCCAGAAACACTACTTCCGTCACCAACAAAGAAACTCATCGTTGTTACATTGTTTGTTGAGCCACTAATATCTGTTACAAATTCTGTCAGTCTCATGTTAGAGGCTTTGTTTGCTCCTTGTATTCCAAAACCAGGAGTTATTTTACTGCTTGCTTGATTTGGTTGTGTCAAAGTATAACACCCTGTTCCTGGTAAGTTTACCTGTGTTGTGGTAGGAGCAGCTCCAACACCTACACCTCCAAGAGCCACAGGACATCCAGGTAAAGTACCTCGATGAAAACCGATTTGAGAGATACCTGCTCCCGTTGTAAGGCCTGCTGTAAAAGCAAAAGCAACTACATTGGTTGTTACTAAAGCGGCTTCTACAGGTTCTTTATATGCGTTATTTACGTTTATAAATCGGGGTGGATTAAAATCGTCTGTAAAAAAAAGCAAATTACCTTCTTTATTTATACCTGTGATTAATTTTTTGGGATTGAAGTTTAAAGTTGTATTAACACCAGAGCCATCATCTACGCTAACAACATGATAACGAATCCCACTTGTTAAATTGTTAAAAGAAACAATCATATCGCACTTACCTGTATCTCCTAAAGGGAACGCCCCATCATGTATAAACCAATACAGGGTTTCGTTTGCACCATCTTCGTACGCCCCTATACACCGAGCGTTATTACTGAGGTTTACATTATTACCACTTATAGGATCAATAAAATACAGTCTAGTTATTTGAGTATTCCCTTTGGCTTTTTCTACAGCACCTATTTCCGATTCCTCTGTAGATCCTAATCTAACATTAAGCGCATCTATATATTCACCATTTGGTATCAGCCTTTCATCAAGGCTTTTATTCATACGTCCTCTTACAAAATTTCTTTGTATTCTAGCCATTTTACTTTATCCACTTATTTTCACCTCTAAGATTCATCAATAATCTACTAGGATGGATGTTGCTTAATCTAATTTTAGCATTTCTTAAAAGTGAGCTTTTGTCTTTTCTTGCTCTGTTAACTATATATTCTTGTACTCCAAACTTGTTGTTTAACAAAGCGTATTTAATAGCAGCATAAACATACTCTTCAAATAGTTTGTTAACACTTACGGAATCATCATTTCCATTTTCCATTCCGTCAGATATGTATTGTAATATACAGCTCTGATTTGCCATTGTTGAATCAAAGTTTATAACGCCCGCTTTTCTGTCTATAGTAAAGGTAGGGTTAAAATTAGCGGTTTCTGTATTTAAACCATAACGCGCTCCTATTCTAGAGTTATATATATCGTCTCCATCAAAATCAAAAGAACCAGAGTTATTATCTGCTTCACCTTCATTTCTTAAATAAACACTTTTTAAGCTACCATTTTTTCTTGCTGTATCTAAAGCGGACTCTTCGATTGTTGCATTGTCATCGGCATCATAAGTAAAAGATGCACTAGCTGTTTGTAAAAAAGATGTGGCCGATTGAACCTGCACATTTTCTACTAAATCTCTAATTACATTATTTTTAAACAAAGATAGTTTTACCCAATTAACAAAATCAGGTGGTAATACAAACTTTAAATCATCATACACCGTTAACTGTAAAGATTTGATAATTTTAAAAGCATCATAGTTAAGTTCTTGTATGGCTCTTTTTGCGTGAAATAATATCTTATACCTATTCACATTATTAACAAGATGATGATTACCTTGATACATAAGTAAAAAATTACTAATAATATCTTTGAGAGAAACGTATTGATAAGAACCCCAATTAGCATTTGTTGGGGTAACCGCGTCATTAGTGTAATATTTTTTCTGATCTATGTAAGCCATAATTATTCTTGTTTATTTTCTTTTTCTTCCTCAACAGATGCAAATTTATAGACATCTCCTTCTCTAACAGAGATACCTGCATACTGTAATATTTTGTCAACCAAATCATTTGAATCGTCTGCTGGCAATTCAAAGTCTTGATAATCCGCTTGACTTTGGTCGAACACGGGTGCTCCACCTGCGATGGTGCTAAATGTCCATTTTGGATCTAAGGGATACCTAATATACTGTGCCTCTATATCATTAGCGCCATTGAAAGTATCTGGAAACACAGTTACTTTACTTGCTTGTTGAGTATATGCAGGAAAGTTTGTAGATGGTGCAGTTAAAAGAGAGCCGTTTAGCAGTGTTATTTTTGATTGAGATACTCTTTCAGCTTCACCTTTAAATGTTCCTCCACTTGAACATAATATTTTATTAATTAAATAATAATCAGCAGGCATAGCATACACATTAGCTGCGTCTTGCGTCAGTTGTGCTGTTACAGAAAAAGTATCAATAACTTCTTCATAACCTTTTTTTATATCTGCATAACCTGTTCCAGAAACCCTAGCGTTTTCTTCGTTTATCTGTCTGTTGTAATTATAAAAATACTCGTCAAATATATCCAACTGCGCCTGTTTAGCAAACAGGTTAAAATCTGCAGGAGATATATACCCGTAGTTGTTTTTATTTATAATCGCTAATACTGTGTTTCGTACAGAATTTATCATTGTACTTGAGTTTGTACAAAGATACGCAAAAAAAAAGAGGCCGTTGATTTTGACCTCTTCTTACATATACGATAATCTTTACTTATTTTTAAGCAGTTCTTTCAAGTGTTTATAAACCTCAACACCTTCATCACTTATAAAAAAGGATGATGCCATATATATTGGGTCTTCCCCATACGGAACATTCATCAGTTTCTTTTTGTTAGATGGAGTGTTAAACCAAATCTCTTTATCTTTATTGCGTAGCGTCAAAAGATTAGCATCAAAGAATCCTTGAATCGTTGCGTTCATTTTCAACGATGGGTCTTTGAGTATTTTCAAAAAGTCCTCTGGTTGACGTTTTGCAAACCTTAGTATTTCTCTTTTCAGCTCTTCTAAACTATATCTTGCAGGATCTTTCTGAAACAAAACTCGAGATATGTTTTCTACCTGGTCTACCTCTAGCTGCCTTGCTTCAATCAACGCATCTACCTCTGTTTCTATAATTTCATTTTCCCTTGCTGCTTCAGCTTCTTTGTTTATTTCTACAAATATTCTTCCATTACCAGGATGTAAGTCTAAAAACTTTTGAAGAACCTGGTTTGTCTTCGGAACACTCAAAAAACCATTTTCAAAAACTATAGGTTCTAAAATAGCTGTATCGTCTTGTTCATCTTGAAAAGGACTGTTTTGATTTCTAGCATAACGTAAAGGTCGGTTAACACCTGACTTTTCGTCAAACCATAATAAAGGGAATCTTTGTGTGTGTCGGGATGCTAATATTAAAGATAACGGAGCGTTCTCTTTAGTTAGCTTATAAGCTTTCGCTTTGAATGTATTTTTCATTTAATTAGATTTAAAATTTAAAAAATAAGAGAGGGAGACTTGCCCCCTCTCTTTACTTAACTACTATTCTTGGAATAAGAAGAAGTTGTTAGCACCTAATGTACAAACAGCTCTTTCTGACAAGAAGTTAACTTGCATATTATCCACATCAGTAGTAGCAGCGCCACCAGCTGATCCAGTAATCCAAGTTTTGTATCTTCTATCTTCAGTCTCAGAAGCTCTGTATCTTACATGAAGGAATGGTCTCTTAGCATTTTTACCAAGGATTTGGTCGTAAACGCTAGTTGATCCAGCTGGAACAAGTAGGCCGTTAATTCTGCCTGAACCTGCACCTGTTGGTAAACCACCTCTCATTGTAGGATCGTTAAGATATTTCCAATCTGTTTTATAGAAGTCGTAACCTCTTCTGAATCCAGAGAAACCTAAATTTAAAGCCATCTCTTCATCATTATCAAATAGACCATAAGAAGTACCGTTTGCACCATAAGAATTTTGTGCAGCTAACATATCATCAATGTCGAATGAAAATTGTCTGTCGACAAATATTACATTCTCTTCGATTGAACCTTGCTTATCTAGTCTACTAATAATAGAATCAAAATCAGCTAATGTAGTTGGGTTTCCACCGTCCCAGATATTTCCTCTTTGAGAAACTGAATAGAATATTCCATCCGAACCAGCTCCTTGAGCTCCAGCACCAGTGTTTAAACCGATTGCTGCAGTAGCACCTGATCCTACTTCAGCTGGAACTGCCTCTATCATTGCAGTTTCCAAGTAATCATCAAATCTTAGTCTTGTTTCATGCTCAGACTTTAAATACCATAGGTATCCAGTAGCTCCATCTTCAGTTGTAACTTCAATCCAACCGATTTGAGCCATGTCTGATCCATTAACAGTGTAAGTATCTTTAATGATAATAGGCTTGTTTTCAAAGATAAAGTCGTTAGCCTCTAAAGAACCAGTCATTCCTGCTGTTCCTTTTTGAAACTCTGATCCATATATAAACACTGTAACGTCTGCGTTACCAACACCTGATCCAGCGGTTACAAGACCACCTGCTTCATAAAAAGCACAAGTGAATTGTCCTCTACCACCAGCGGCATTGTTTACTGCAGTTACAACAGCTTTGTTAGATCCTGAACCATCGTTTTGAACAACTACAATAGTTTGACCTATTCTAATTACTTGCTCTGCAGCAGTTGGATCTAAAGTGTCATTAACTTGAAAAGTAGCTGTATCCGCATTTAAAAGCGCAGCTGTTCCTACGTTTGTGTATTTAGTATGTAATCTACCTTGCTCTGCCCATTTAATAAGGTCAGAGTTAGTTGGCATTTCTGCCCCCACCATTCTTAAAAATGATGAGATAGTTCTATTTCCATAGCGCTCAAACTCTTTTTCATAAGTATCAGGTAGATACTGATTCAAAAAGTCAAAATTAACTATGTAGTTTTGCGCAGTTGGAGTTCTTTCTGAACTCGGTGTCAACGCAAAAGTCGGGGTTGTTTTTACCTGTCCTGGCATAATTTTAATTTTTTAATATTTAACTTCTTTTTATACTCTTAATTCTTAGTCCTCGGCTTGAAGGCTGAGAAACTGATTTAACTTTAAACCCACCTTTACTTAAAACTTCTGGTGCTTTACGCTCAGACATATCTATATTTTTAGTCTTTCGTATAACATCATCTGTTGCCGCTGATTTACCTTGATCATAAAAGAACTTAGCAAACCTTTCGGGGTTCATAGCTACTGCCAAAGCTTTATGGTATCCTGTTGCGTCTTTTATATACCCTTTATCATCTAAAAATTTTTGTACAAAATTCATAGCTGTTTGTTGGGCTTTCTTCAACTCGGATGCGTTACCAGGAGAAAAAACTAGAGATTTGTCGTCTATTTCGAATTTAAAACCTTTAAAATCGTCATTGAAAACTTCATCAGTTTTTTTGACAAACCATTGAGATCTATATTCATTTTCCTGCTGTTGAGCTTTAGCATCTTCAAGAGACTGCCTGTAAGCTATATATTCTTCATCAACAGCGCCAGAACTTTCCCTTGACTCAAGGGGCTGCTTATACAGCTCTTGTTGATTTCTAAAGAATTTTTTTGCTTTAGCAATTTCTTTTTTCTTAGCAAGCTTTACTTTTTTAATTTCATTTGGCTCATCCACTTCTTCATCGTAGCGGAAATCATCCATCATCATATCTATATCTTCCGAATCTAATCCTTCTTCCGTTACAGAATAATATTCTCTAAGTAAAGCGTCAGGACTTAAATCAGAAAAATCTCTTTGCAATTTTGCATAGTCTCCTATTCCTCGCCCTGTTTCTTTTTTATACTTAAAGTATGCAGCAACATCTTCTGGTAATTCTTCCGCCTTTTCCCTTTCGGTTAAAAGCTCATCCATAGATGAAATCTGCTTACCATATCTCTTATCAATATATGAAAGAACATCTTTGTCTTCGATTTCACGAGGTTGAGGTTCAGGAGTTTCGTCCTTAACTTCAACTTCTTGCTCGCTGACAACTTCTTTTTCGGTGGATTCTTCTTTTACTTCTGGTTCAGAAGGTGTTTCCTCCACTTTTACTTCCTCTGTAGAGCTTTCAACTGGTTGCTCTACTTGAGTTTGTTTTTCTTCGTGCTTATCTAAAAGCTCTTTTTCTATTTCTTGTTTTGACTTTGGTTCAACGTCAGTTAGTTCTCGTACTTTTATTTCCATTTAATTAAATTTTATACAAAGTTAAATAAAAATAAAATACACTTTTACCTAGGTGAAAACTCGGCTAAATCAAAACCATCTAAGGAATCTTCGTTAGATTCGAAAGTTTTTGGAGGTAAATTGTTTTTACGTTGAGTTATGAGTTGTGACTGCTCACTATTAGCTTGACTAATTCTTTTGCTTTTTCCTTCCTCTTTGTTTTGCTCTCTTTGATTCAAAGCAGCTTGAGTCATTCCTTGTAATTGAAGATTATATTGGAACTCCTGCTCCATAAGTTTAGACTTTAACTGAGCCTCGTTATTGTTTTTTTCTATTTCAAAAGCTATTTCCGCTTGCTTGTATTTCATTTTATACATATTCTCAGCTTCCATTTTTTGCATAGCTATTTGACCAGCTAATTCTTGAGACTGCATTTGTGACTGATTAGTTAAAGCTTGCTTTTGCATTTCATTTTTCTGATCTTGTTCTTGTTTGGCTTTTCTTTTAACTTTTAAAAGTTGATTAGCTAGTTTGATATTTTTGATTTCTCTTATATCTATAGCATCTTCTAAATTTATATCACCTTTAGATAATGCCACTTGTATGTTTTGCTCTAATCTAGCTGCTTCTTCTTCATCAGGTGCTAATTCTATAAATACACCAAAATCATAAATATATAAATCTGAAATTTCATTTAAAATACTAACATTATATTTACCTATCTTATTAATAAAATCATCTTTAAAATCTGAAAACTCTAAAACGTCTGCTATTCTATAAGTCAGGGCCTCTGCCAGAGACCTATATATAAATAAACTTCCGTCAAGTATATGCCTAGTGGCTGTGTTAGAATTAAGAGCGGCTAACTTTTGAACTCCAACCAAAGCATCTGGATTTGGTGTGGAGCCATCTCTCGCTTCATTCAATCCTGTAACCGCTCTCATCATATCTAAGTAATGATTATAATTAGCGATAAGCATTTGTGTTTTAGATGCACCAGAGTTTGAGGTTAATTGCTGAATAGGAACTCTCCCTTGATTAAATTCACCTTCTTGAGTATAGCTACGCCCAATTACACTTCCTGTTTGAAAATATAATCGTAGAGCGTCTTCTGGATTATACCCTTGACCTGTACCTAAGTCAACTTCATTAAGTCCATCTGCGTCTATATAAACGCCATCTGGTACAGTTCTAGCTATAACTTGTTGTAGTTTTAGGTGGGTAATTTGAATTAAATCAGCAAAAGGTATCATTCTTCTTACTAAAGATTCTATTACACCTTTATACATTCTAGGCGCAACAGCTACATAGTTAGAAAGTGCGTGTTGAGAACTAGACTTAGGACGAACCATATTTTTTGCAAGCTCCCATTTCAAAACAATATTTGTTCCCATTACCATAATACCATCATACCAAACGTCAATCGTTTTTTCTACCTTTTCAAAATTACCTTCATCCATCATTTCTTCTGGTGGATTAAAAGTGTCATCCTTTTCAATCATACGGATATTATCATCCTCCATTATTTTTTTCTTATAAACCATCTTTTTGGTGGTTTTATAATTAAAATACATAAGAGTAGCTGTGTCCCGATAGAATATATCATTTTCGTAATACTGAGCGGTATTAAAATAATCATACCAATTTTGACTGTATTTAGATATTTTTTCTAAATCATCGTTAGTTAATGTAGGATCTATTTTAACAAGCTCTGTTATTGGTACAGTTTTAATTTCACCCCAATAAAAACAATCTCTAAAGTAAGGATCTTCTGTGTAGCTGTGAACTAAGTTGGCTGGATCTACATAAGATATTTGCACTCCTGCACCAGGAAGAAACTCGTGTTTTGCTACAGCTATTCCTGTAACCATCAAATCATAATCCAACCTTTTTCTTATATCGTCATAATGACTTTCTGCAAACATAGTGTCTATAGCTTCCTCTTCTGCTATTTCTATAGCAGGTTTGTAATTTAAATTCATATATAATGCAAGCTCCTCATCGTTTGCTGGTAGCTCATCTGGATTCATAATAAATGGATCAAAACCTGTCTGCTCTTGTACGGTACTTAACACTTCTTTCGCAGCCATCTGACCCTCAATCATGTCTTGATATTTACTTCTTTTAGATTGTGAAAGAGCGTCTTGAGCGTATGCTTTAACTTTGAACAAACGATCAGACATTCCGTTAACTACAATGTCTACAAACTTTGGAATAATTGGAACAGGTGTCCAATCTAAATTCAAATAAGATAAATCACCATCTACAGCTAATTCATTTTTATATTTAGCAATAGCCTGCTCACCTCTTGCGTATAATCTTAATCTATTAAAATCTCGAAACTTACTGTAATATCTTGCGCCATTTGTATCTTTGCGAAACCATTCATATTGAATCGCTTGTCCAATTTGAAGCCCGTATTCTTTAGTTTCTTTTTCAGCGTCTGATACGAAATAAGTGGGAAAACCTACTTCTTTAATGTTAATTGTGATTTCCTTCATTTAATTAGTTCACTTATAGATCCCTTGTTATTGTATCTTGCAAAGTTAAGACTTATTTTTGATTGTTTTGAAATAGGTAAATATAGAGATTTTTGATTTGCCATCACTGCTAATCCAGAACTAATACTAGCGTCAAAATGAGTTCTATTACTTACATCAAATCTAGCCCAATCTTCTAAAGTTCTGTTAAAATACATCGTACCCATTTCATAATTATCCCTGTATGTTCCCTCTATATCTAAACCTATATGCTTTTCAATGTAAGATTCTATAGCTGCGGCATGAGATTGTTTAACATCCTCCGAGGAGTTTGGTATACCACCAAGCTCTCTTTCTGATTTAGAAAGTTTATTGTAATGCTTATCAGGTCTATTCATACAATACCCTCTGTAACCTCTGTTTTTAAAATGATATAATAATCGAGGTTTGTTGTTTTCTATAAGTATTGGCATACTGTAATATACACAAGCCATAAGGACTTCTTCAAAAAATATCTCTGCAGTTTGTGGTCTAGCAACATATTCTAAAAAAAACTCATTGCTTGGAGCTTCATCCATATTAAATTTAGTAAGACCATGTAGCGCTCCGTTAGAGCCTCTACCACCAACTGTTCCAGATATGTCATAGGAGTCACATCCAAATGCTCCAATATGTTCGTTTACAGGGTAATATGTTCCTAGTTTAGTTATTTTTTTATTAGTTAAGTTTTTATTAGGAAACCACGACACTTTAAATCTTCCATTTACATCAGGTGTCCATATAACTTCAGAATCTTTTTGTCCATTCTTCCAGTAAAACTTCCCTCTAGTAATGTGATGATCTAATATCAATGAATCATTGTAATCTATTTGCTGGTATATTTTTGTTAAATTGAATAAACTTCCTTTGCTTTCATCTCGAAAAGCGTGAGATTCTGTACGAGGAAACTGCCTGTAAAATTCATTCAAAGCATCTGCATCTTTTTTTAAAGACTCCACCTCTGCTTCCCAATAATCTATAGCTCCTGTATATATATACTCCCCATCCACACCTAACACTTCGTGACCTGGTTTATTAAAAACAGGCTGACCATATCTATCTATAAAACCCTCCATATTCCACTCCATAGGTATAAACAAATTGTAAAGACCACTTTTTGTCTGACCGTTGTTATTTCTTTTTGAAACATCAGAATCGTTATACAGATTTTTAAAATTTTCCCCACCTTTACTTAATGAGTTCGATGTTGACCCCATCATACACTTGCCTATTATTTTGCTTCCTAATCTTAGACAAGTTTTAGTAACTCTCCAGTTGTTTAAAATGTTATTTGGTTTTATCCATTTACCGCTTTCATCATGAACTAGGAGTAAAAGTTTTTCTCCATCATAAGAGTTTTCATCGGTATTCTTCCAATCTATTGTTGTGTCTAGCCCATCTAAGTCATCGTCATAAACCTCGTGCATATTTTTTTTTGTAATTTTAGCTGCAGGTACTCTAAAAGCTAACTCTGTTTTAGGCTTGTCCATACCATCCTGTATTGGTTTGAAAAAAAACGGCAGTCTGTTTGCTATGGGTACTACTTTGTCAGTAAACATTTTTTTTGCATCTGATCCTGTTTTTGATAATATTCCAACCCTTGAGTCTTTAGCTAATGTTCCTGTGTTTACACACTCTGATGACCCCATAAAAGAGAACCCAGATCTTCTGATTTTTAAATAACATAAACCAAAACATCTTTTGTCTGCTTTACAGGCTTCCCAATAAATAAAAAATATTCTGTTTGCTTCTCTAAAATCAGGGTAACCTACATCTATATTTGTCCACTGTAAATACATATAGTGAGCTCCTGTTATGTAAGTTGGTTTTCCGTTATTGTAAAACCAATGTCCTTGCTCTCTTCTATCAAACTCCTTTTCAATATAATCTATCCATCTATCTTTAAAATTAGTTGGCATTTCATTCCATTGAAATATAGAGTTGATTCGAGCTAGCTCTTGAGGTAAATCTTTACGCTCCCAAAATTGTTGTTTTTTTGAAAGACTTTTTTTGTATACATCTTTTTCTAACGGCAGTGCTATACATAAACCATTAATATTTATAATAGATCCTATTTGTCCTGTTTTAGATATAACTATAACATCATACTTCATGTTGTATCCATACAACCAGGTTCTAGCTTTATTTTTTGTTTTGACAACCCCTGACGGTATGTAGTCTTCTAAAACCTGATATAGTTTATTTTGATCTTCTTTCTGCAAATCCTTGTCTGCTTTGAGATGGGGACTGGTCATTATTAATTATTTGTTTTTCATTTTCAATTCTACTTAGTATATCAAACGCATCAAATATAGCAAGCTTTTTCGTGGCCGCTGCATTTTTTAATCTGTCTGCCGCTAACTCATCTTCTGGGTCGGGCTTTATAATATCTTCTTTAGCAACCTTAATTAACTGCTCAACAGCTATGTTACCCGCTTCAATTATTTTTTTCTTGAGTTCCTCTGGGTTCATTACTTATAATAATCTTTAT